TTAAGACCTACATCATTAGGGTTTTTCTTTGCTTCATTTTGCAACCTCTTTATTGTATCTTGCTTCCTTACTTTTGACTTTATTGCAGACTCCAAATAGCTCGCAGATTCTTTTATTATTTCTTTATATTTATTACGATGAGTATGCTGAGCATCTTTTTGTAGCTGAGCTTTATTTATTGCAGCATCTCTAGCTTTAGAAGGGGGCATACTCTTTAATTTTTTTATTCTCTTAGAAAGTATGTCAATATTCTTGTCATATAGTTTGATTTTATCTCTACCTGGAACTACTTTATCTAATTCTTTTTGAATCTTAGCTTTTGCTTTAATCTTTTCAAGCCTACCTTCTTTTTGAGCTTTTGTTAATTCCTTTTTAATAGGTGCAGGTTTCTTAGCTTGACCTTCTCTAGACATTTTAATAAGTTTGTTTCTAGCTGCCTTCTGATTTTTACCTAACACTACATCACCTATAACATTTCCATCTAAATCAACCTGTCTCCATTCTAATTTACCACCAGAGCCAGTAGGTAATTGTTGAGCAAAATAATCCTTGCCTTTTATCTTTATTCCTTGTATTGGACCTTTATTCTTATCATTAACTCTTTTTACAATTGTTAGCTTATTATTAACAAGTTTAACCCCTTCTGGAAGTTCAGCATTAACTGGTTCTGTTTTAACAGGTTCTGTCTTAACAGTCTCTGTTTTAATAGGCTCTGTTTTAGTTGGTTGAATTTGTTCTATATCAGCCTTAGCTGCCTTTTCTGCTGCTTCTTCTAAACTAATTTTAGGCTCAGTTTTAATAGACTCGGGCTTAGTAGGTTTAGCTTTCTTAATTTGTTTATTAGTAAATATAGTATCTAACAATTTAGGTATTAAATCTCCTTGTATATCAGCTTGAGGCATCCCCTTACTTTCAAATAACTTCCTAAGCTCTTTTTGTATTGATTGCCTACTATCAGTCTGAAGCATTGTTTCATATAGTTCATTTTCCGTAACACCATACTTCTTAAACTCTTTACCAAAGGCTTTCCTTACTAAAGCTAATTGTGCATCCCAATCTGGGTGAGCGATATCCCCAAAGTTATCCTTCATCAAACCGTCCTCATTAGGATTAGTTTTCACAGGCTCAGTCTTAACAGGCTCAGTTTTAACGGGCTCTTTATATTTCTCTTTTCTTCCTGTAGATTTAGCATATATCTCTGCGTGTGCTTCTTCAGCTGCAAAGGATTTCCCAGAACTTGTCTGTAAATATTCATTTCCAAGTTGTGGTCTTGATGAATTATTAAATTGTATTAAGTCGTAATCGTTTTTATATGTTTCTGATATAAATTTATTAGCATCTTCCCAAGTTTTTATCTTATCAGCACCCTTAACACCTTGTCCTTTAAGTTGTTCAATAAGAGCCATAGGATTATCGCCACCAAACAAAACTCTTTCTTGCCCTGTTAAATTAAGGGGAGTAACCTTGCCACCACTACCGTGATAAATAATAGAAGGAACCTCTAATTCTTTTGATATACCTAATAATGTATTTGCTTTAATTGGAATAGTTACTAACTCTTCTGGAGTCAACTCTGGTGTTGTAACTGGAATTGGACCAACTGGCTGAGCAGGTTTTTGTCCTTTGATTGTAGATGAAACTTTTTCAATACCAGAAATACCATTTCTTTGTAAAGCGTTGTCAACAACAGCAGTATTAGCTTTAGTTTTACTTACCCTAGCTCTAACAGCTGCTGAAGCATCTTTATACTTGGGGATAATAACATCATCTCCAACAACAATACCATTATCTCTAACTTTAACTCTAGCTTTGTGACCTATTCTAGCTCCAAAATGTGCATCACTTTTAATGCCTAATTTAGCTTTTACTTTTTGCATCCAAGGCTTATCATATGTTTTTATATATTTTCCCCAGTTTACCTTTATTTCATTTCCTTTATTTATATTTCTTAAAACCTTAGATTTTGACATATTGAAAGATTCGGCTAATTTTGATACAAATGCCATTTGCTCTGCCTTTGGTAAGGACTCTAATACTTTAGAAAATCTACCAAAATTAACAGTAACTTCTGGAAATGCTTTATCAAAAATAACATCATAATTCTTTGTAGCTTTACTCCAAAGACTAGGATTAACTCCAGTTTTAGCATATTGGTATCTATTATACCTTCCTTTAGCCATAAGCAAAAAAGGCAACGCTCTCAATGTCCCACTTGTAGCATTACCCCATAAAGTGCCTTCAGTATTTTTATCTACAGTTTCAGAAAGAGGTCCAACTCCATATTTTTCATACCATTCCATAGGTTTTCCAGCTGCAATCAATAGAAGCTCTGCAGCATAAGTTTCTGGCTGAGGAGGACCATCTTTCTTAAAAACTTCTTCTTCCATAAATTTCTCAAGAGTCCTTACGTGACCAGTTTCCCAAAGGTCTACGCCAGTCTTAGCCTGTGCAGCCCAAGCTGGGACACCTTCCCAAAGTGCATATCTTCCAAATCCTACTACTGACATAGCGAGTGTTTCAAAAACATTCCCACTATCCTTCAAAAGAGACCATAAACTCTTGCTATATTCTCTTTCTGGCATAAGTTTATCACTAACAATAGATTTTAATACTTCATCAGCTTCTAGAGGTCCAGATTCCAATAAGGTTGTTTTCCAGTTAGATATTTCATCTTCAGATAATCCATATTCTTTTGTTAAAACGTCTTCCATATGGGAAATCTTGTAGCCCTTTTCATCTTTAGAGTCTAAAAACCAATCTTCTCCATCTATATTTTGAACTACATATCTTTCTGGATGGTCATCTTGTTTAAATTGAGAATCCCATTTCCAAACCTTATCATAATTATCATTTTTAGCATTAGGATTACCAAAGGATTCAGCGTGTACAACGGATAGTGATGTAATGAGCTTATTTGCAGCAATATCAGCATCTTTTTGGTCTTTAGGTGCAGTATCATCCTTCCCAGTATAAAATGCGTTAAATACCTTATTATAGTTATCGGCTGTAAAATTGTTACTTTGGGATAAAGAGTTCATAGCATTTACAACAAGTTCTGGATTATTAAGGAACTCTTGTGGATTTTGAGCGTATAAGGTGCTTAAAGTTTCGTAAGCCTTTCCATATTCTGCAGCTCCACCTTTAGGTTGCTCTCCCTTTTTAATATTTCTATGATAATCTTTATATGTAACCCAACTATCAAATCCAGTAGCATTATATATCTTTTTAGCCATATTAATATTAGCATCTACATCATCTTTATACGAAGGTCCATTAGGGTTATCTTTCCAGTATTTGTCATTTATTTGGAATAATCCCCAATCACTACTTTTAAGCTCTCCGTTAATTTCTTCTGGCTTAACACCTGCTTTAAATGCTGCCCTATAATCATATTTATGGTCTGGATGGTCTGGGTCTGGGTCTAATCCAGTTAAATCAGACATTTCACTATACCATTTTGAGAACTCTTCTTCTTCCCTCTCTTCTTGTAATTTTTTATCTAATAAATCAGTAGCATCTACATTAGGGTCTTTTACCATATCGTCCGAAGTTAGAGGAATCTTTTTAGGATTGTTTACTGCATTAATTTTTCCATCAGAAGTATTTATATCATTAGAGTCTGATTTTGGTGGAAGGTTATTACTATCATCTAAGATACTCATATCATTGCTGAACTGTTCATATGATGGGACTTTTGAGTATATAGAGTCTAATTTACTATGAACAGATTTAAGTTTATTATCATCAGAGGAAATATCATTCTTGAACTGTTCAAACTCTGGCATTTGATAGTGTTCAGATAATTGCTTGTATACTGACAGTATATTTTGTTCGCTCATCTACTACTCCTAATATTTAAACACTGGTTTTTCGTGTTCTATTTTGTATTTCTTTTCTTTTTCTGCTTTAAACCTAATTCCATATTCCTTGTAATTTTTATATTTTTCTTTAGCAAGTTTATATGTATCTCCATACATAGAACCATTTTTCTTAAAGTCCTCTTCTGGGTTCCATTCAAATCCAGAAAATAAAATTAAGTCAGTGTCATAGCCCCCTTTAATAGCTTTACTCCCTGTATCTACTGTATGATTAGGGTCAGCCTTATTCAGACTTTTCTTATAATTTTTTACTGAAGTTTCCTTTTTACTTTCATCTGTCCTTAAATTCCTAATAAATTTATTAGTATTTACGTAATCTGTATGAAATTGTGCTTGAGTTATCCCTTTATCATCAGTCGGTTGTGTTAAATTAGTGAAATATGTTGTTGCTATTTCTACATCTTCAGCATCTTTTACAGTCCCTCTAAGTGATTCTACTTTAGCGTTTGCATCATCATCAAATGCACCTGGATATAATATTCTTAAAGATTCTATATTACTATCAAAATCATTTACAGCTGCATTAGGGTCTTCTGTTGGCATCCCTATAGCATTATTCTTTCTTACATATTCTGATTGCCCCGTCTCTTCGTTCCAGACTTTGACTAATGGTTGATTTAAATAATCCATCCTCTCTTTTCTTTTTTGTTCCATTATAGTACCAATACTACCCATAATGCCTACCCAGTCTTCTGTTTTTAAACCCATTGTACTCTCCTATCCTAAACTTGCTAGTTGTATATCTAAATCTTCTAGTGCCATATCTATAGCTGTTAATTCTTTGTTACGTGCATTTGATAACTGTAAGGATGTTTTATCGTAATTCGCAAATAAGTCATCAATATTCCTGCTCGTATCTCTTCCTAGTGTATCCTTTGTATCGCTTATTTTTTTAGCAGTTACTCCACTTATAAGACCTTTTCCTGCTGATATCAAATCATCTCCTTGACTTTGAAAATTAAAAACTCCAGTAGCAAAATCTTCTATACCTCGGCTTAAATCAACATCGAAATCTGCTACAAGCATATCATCAAGATTGTTGTAATAATTTTCTATACCTGGAATTTGTTCTTTCAATAAATCTTTCTTATCATCAATAGCAGCTTCCATTTTCCTTTTTCTTCTTCTAGCTTTACGTCTGGCACTCATCCCACCAAATAAACTTGCTCCAACGCTTATGGCAGTTCCTATCCATCCTCCCATTAATGGCATAAACCCTAATTCTATAATTTCTATTTCTATCATAATTTCCTCCTATCCTCCGAAACTTGTGAATAATTTAATCAAATTTGGCAATTGAGACACGAGCTTTTCTTGGCTTGACATATCCTCATCACCTTGATTTCCAAGCAATGAGCCTATAGAAGCTGCAACTCCAGCCCAATCTCCACCTTCCATCCTACCACCACCTCCCGATGATGTTTCTCCACCACCACTGCCAATATTTGTCATATCTTGATTGTACCCTTCCATAAACAAATTAGTTAACTCATCAACACTAAAATCTTCACTATTAATAACATCTCCTACAGTGTCCGATGGAATAGTGTTATCAAAACTTTCAAATGGAGTTATTGAAATTTCATTATCTATATTATTTGGCATTGGTAAAGCACCACTTTCAGGGTTCATATCTATGGCAGTTGGCATTGGTAAAGCCCCACTACCAGAGTTAATATCATCTACTCCATATTTATAGTCCATAGTAGAACCTCTTTCATCTAGTCCTACAATAGTACTATCTATAGGATAAGCATCAAATATATTCATAGAGTCTTTATTGGGATTTGGCTCTCCTAAGAAAGAGGGGACATCTTGTCCTTGTAATATATTTTCATTTATTCCTTCTTGGTTTCCTGGTCCAAGAAAGTTTTCTTGATTAGATTCTCCAGATTCTAGAAGTTCAAATGTTCTATCTACTCTTTGTTTATTCGTTGTATCATTTATAATGTTATCGTCAATATTTCCACCTGTAGATTCTTGGATAGTGCTTAAATCTGGTTCTGTAAGTATATCTGTAGTTATTTTCTTTTCGTCTTCAATCAAATCTTTATCTTGAATCAATGGATTATCTAAGTTTATTTTTACAGGCTTTTCTGGAATATCAACATCAAATGTTTCTAAGTTATCTTTATAGAATCCAGAATCATCTATATTCATATCAAATGCTTCATCATCTAATCCTACAGGTATTTTTGAATCAAATCCTTCTGGAAAATGTTTTCTTTCAATCTTATCTGTCTTTCTTTCACGTCTCCTATCTCTTCTATCCTCTCTTCTTTCATTTCTTTTATCTTGCCTATACTCTCTCTTAGCTATTCGTTTATCCTTCCTACTCATAGACCTCCACTCATTTACATCTATTCCTAATAAACCAGACATTTCCATATCCTTTTCTAATCTGTTTGCAAATCTTTTCTTTTGAGCTTCTGGAAATAAAGAGGTAGCATTAGAATATTCAGCTTGTAAATCTATATTATTTGGGTCTTTTTCTAACTTGTTTTCCAAATCCTCTATTTTCTTTTTACCTTCAGCTTGAGCATCAGCTCCTTTTTCTGGATTAAATATAAAATTAAAGAAACCACCTTCAAAGCCTCCTTGTTGAGCTTCTCTAAAGTCCTTTAAAGTATCAAATGTTTCACCTAAAAACATACCTCCCATATTATATTTAGCTCTAGTCTCCTCTTCCTCTTCTCTCATTTTCTCTTTTTCATATTTTAAAATATTAGCACTTTGACTAACTACTTTTGCAGGGTTCACATCTCCATATGCCCTTATTAACGATGATACACTTTTGTCTCCAACTCTTCCCATAATTAATCCTATTCTTGTTTAATTAACTTGACCTAAATCTAAATTTAACTCTAAATCATCAGAATTACTTCCTAATATAATAATATTTGAACCATCTCTTTCTAAGGATGCATCTGAATCAGATAGTAAATTGTAATTTGAAACAATCCAATCTAACCACGCTGATAAAGATGTATCTGTTTCTACAGTTAAACCTATATTAGATTCTTTTACTGATAAATAAATACTATCTCCTTTAACTATATTAGCAATAGGACTAAAGTCCAATATTGCTTTACTTCTATTATCTTCAACTGATAAATTAATTATTATATCTTTAACAGCTACCATTATGCCCAAAACCACCTAAATAAAGGTTCATCTGCAGCATCTGTCATTCCATTACCAGAAGGAGCAGCTGCGTGATATGCAATCGCTATATCAGTATCATCTTCAGCAAGAGTGAACTCTGGACTTCTAACCCACCACCATTTATCCTTATAAGATGAATTGGGATTTCCAGAAGATTCTGTGTACATAAAAAAATCACCCGATGATTGAGAAATAGCAGTTGTTCCACTATCTATTACTGCTGAGCCTTGGTCTGGAATACCATCTGCAGCACCTGTCGATGTTGAGCCTGTTGATGATGCTCTTGATATTCTTCCATTTGAAGAACCATTAATACAAGCAGCCCAACTTTGGCTAGGTGCAGCAATAATATCTGAATAACTTTCATAACCACTATCTGAAGCATCACCCATACCTGTTACAGTAGCATATTGCCACGCAGTATAATCAGATAATGTATCAAAACTCCAACTTTGTGCTATAGTAGAATAATCATCATAGGAAACTTGAACAGCTCCTATACAAAAGTCATTCCAATAAGAAGTATTTGCCGTTAATTTAATAGCTAAATATATCCTTCCTGTTGTTTTTACAGCTAATGCACCATCAAATTCAGCGTGGTACACACTATAATCACTTGCATCATCAGCACTCGATACTGCAACCGTTATTATACTAACAGGGATTCTTTGCCCATTAATATCTGGATAGATTAAAATAGGGCTATGCCAATTATCATTCGCTCTATGTAAATATTGTTCCTGCATAGTATATACACCTCTTGACTGAGCAGAAGTCTGAGTTCTATATCTAGCACTAGGATGTATTATTCCTCCATTAAACTTAGGCATCGTCAAATACCTCATAAGATATAAATAAATCTAAATCACCAGCAGCACTTGCTCCACCTTTTAGTATATCTCCTTCCATTAAGTATATAGGAGAATCTAATACGACTAAAGTTGCATCAGCAGGAACTGATACTGTTCTAGCTAAATATACAACAGCATCTGCTCCTGTTGTAGTAACTCCTGTAGCTCCAGAACCTAAACCATCTATAAAAAGGGTTAAATCAGCTGCATTAGTACCATCAACATTAGCACAAATTATAGCATTTATTTTAACTAATTTGTCAGCATCGACAGTAAGTAGTGTATCTGTTACTGTGGCTGATAGATTCCAGCCTGCATTACCTGCGTATATTGATGTTCCTGTGAATAAATTTACATTTGCCATTTATTTTCCCTTATCTAAAAACCATTGAACTTATTATAGGATGTATCCCTGCTCTAGTTGAACCTTGCGTAATTTGTATATCTGTTCCTGCATCATTAGTAAACCATAACTCGTTAGGAGTTCTGTCTTTCGTCCATAGTTGTCCATAACCAGCTAAATTGGTTGCAGAAGACCCAACTTCTTTTATACGAACCAGAGTTTCGCAAAATACTCCTGCATTATTTCCTACTCCCTGACCATTTAATGAGAGTTTTCCATATGGATTAATAGTTAAATGTCCAGTAGGCAAAATAGAAGAAGTTGTTGTCATATCCGTTGACCCACCTACCCCACAAGCTATTTTAAAATACTCACCAGAAGCATCTGTTCCTGCTTCGTGTAATTTTAAAGATGAGTCTGACTTTGTAAATGTAGCATAAGTATGTCCATCATCATCAATAGTGACAGAACCATCGCCTCCATCAACAGATAGGCTAGTATTGCTGTATAAACCACTAGATTTTAATGTTGCATAAGTGGTACCTGTATTTCTATTATAAGTTTTATATTCTCCAGGATATCCATCTGCATCATTTAAAATAATACTACCTAATGGACCCACAAAAAAAACAGTTTCTCTAGCTCTTGAAGAGCTGCCAGATACACCATCTACTTCAGATGTCGAGAATGAAAGATATCCACCATCAGCAGCACCTGTAGATGTTCCAGCTTCTAATAAAATATTTCCTCCGTGATTATTTACTCCAGAACCAGCAGTCCCAGCTGCTAATGTTAAATCGTATCCATCTCCTGCATTTGACGCTGTAATCTTTGTATCTCCTCCAGAAAGTGTTAATAGTTGTGCAGAATAAGTTAATGTACTTTCTACGGTAACTTCATCAGCATCTTTATAAGTACACACTCCATTAGCAGTAGAACCATCAAAAGAAATATCTCCTGCTCCTATATATGTTTTTAAATTAGCTCCTGTAACATATTTAATATCCCCTCCATCAGACATAAGGAATTTATCTGTATCGCTTCCAACTTCTGTAATATTTGACATATTAACTGAACCTATTGATTCTAATTTTAATGAACCTGCAGTTTTAAAGTGCATATCTCCTTGAGTTTTATTTTCAAGTTTATATGACCCTATATGTTCTTCTACAACACCTCCTTTAGCAGACATACCAACTGTCATTCCAGATGTCCCTGCGTTTATATCTGGAGTATATCCTGGTTTTTTAACACCAATAGTTATATTTACAGATGAACCATTTGATGCTGTAAATTGAGTAACGTCATTATATGTATAAGCATTTATTTCTGAAACTATTTTATCAGATACATCTTGTGCTGTACTAGAGGTAGTTAAACCTTCAATTCTTATATATGTAGAATGATGCGTAGAAGAAGAAGTCACTTCGGCAGCTTGATGGGTTCCTCCAATATTAAACCCAAAAATAACTCTATGGTACAGGTCAGTATAAGCACTCCCTTCTACCGATTCATCGTAATCTATAGGGTGATATAAATACAAATACTTTTCAGTAGCATCTGTTCCACCAGTAAAGCTAGCTCCAACTGATATGTGCGAACCTCCATCAATAATAGTCCCATTGCCAGAAGTTCCTGCTGTACCAGCTTCAAGAGTTATAACCCCAGAAGAATTAGATGTATTAAATCCACTTTTATTTAAAGATGCAACAGTATTTGCAGCAGTGCCAGTTGCATCTGCTCCAAGTTTTACAAAAGAATTTTTTCTTGCTGTTGACTCTACATTTATTCTTGCTTTTGCATTATTACTACTAGTAGTTGGTCTGTAATTTACCCTAATAGGAGGCTTTCCATTGCCAATTGTAGGTAATTCAAAATATTCCCCTGCAACCCCACTAGTCATACCAACTAAAGTAAATTCTGATTTATTTTGCGTAATAGAGTTATTACCTTCTGGTCCAAATATTTTATGTGTCAAATTTATAACTTTTCCACTTCTTGTAGCTGTAATATCGGTATATGTGTTAATAGCTACCTTTAAATTCTCCATTGTTGTTTCTCTATTATTACTTATTGCTACCTTTATAGTGTTAATTGTTTCTGTATTGCAAAATTCAAATACTTTTGCTTCATCGATACCATCATCTATTGTAATCTTAGAACCTTCTGATACTTTTTCTGTATTTAATGTAATACTTCCTGTGGCAGCAGTTCCTCCAGATGGAGAAGTTACAGTGACTTCTGCAGTTGCCTTGGCACCACCTACATTTAAAGAAGACCCAGCAATAGCAGTAATGGTATTTGTTGCTACAGCTTTTGTATCACTATAACAATCTATATGACTGTATTTTATAGAATTGTTTTTTATATGATTACTAGAAATAGAAGAATGATTTATTAGGTTTTCAGTTATAATGTTATTAGGTAAATGATAAGATGAGATAATACCCTTTCTTAATTTAAGATTTCCAGTATCGTCCATAGAAATATCCCCACCTACAGTCCTAGATACAAATAAACCTTTTTTATAATCATATACAAGTATATCTCCAGAAGCAGTATTTGAATATATAAGTGGATTAAAAGATTCTGACCCATTATCTAGTTTTGTTTGAACCCAACTTCCATTATATTTTGAAAATAAAAAAACACCTTGTATATCCCCATCATTACCTTCAAAACTCTTTGGAGAACCTTTATCAACAACAACTTTAGTATCTTTTTTCTGTTCTAATACACGTACAACTCTTGCTGCAGCCCCGACATTATGCTTTAAAACCGTTTTTGAAAATTTTTTAAATGAACTTTTAGCCATTACTTAACCGTCTTCTTTCTATATATAATGGACATATCATTTATTTCAAACTTCTCTATATTAGATGCATCTTTGTCACTTGCATATATTTTTAATTGTAAGGAATAGCAAGATAATGAAGATGATGGTTTTATTATAGCTGTTGCCCACCCAGTTGAATCTTCAAATCCATTAACCGAATGGTAATTTTGAACAGAAGTAAAAGAAACATCTGTAAATGTATTGCTACCATTTTTTGCTCCTTTTATCAATATTTCCGAATCATTAGTCGGCATTTTGTATGTTACATATATTTTATGTATTTTTTTCAAAACAGCTGCATCTCCAAAGTCATAATCTTTTGTTTGTATTTCAAATTCCTTATTAGTAGAACTTATAACTGTGTTATCTGGGGTGTCTAATATTTTATACCAAGTCGTCCCCACAGCATAAACAACATCACCCGTTTCGGTTAAAATAAAGTTTGTCATTGCAGCTGTCGTATTTGGAAACATTCCTTTTAACTTAACAAAAGAAAACGTTTTTAAGCAAAATATCCAACCATCTCCATAATCAGTACCACCAGTACCTGCTTTTGTCCTGCTTGATATAATTAATTTTTTAGCCACAGGATTATAAATTATACTTGGAACGTTATTTAATTCATCAGTAATAAAATCTTCTGAAGATATTCTTCCGTCTGTTAAGTCGTGTATTTTTTGCCCATCATAAAGATGTAAGCCTTTATTATTAACCCAAAAAACACCCAACTCACTTTTACATACTTGTGTTGGATGAGATACTCCCAAATATGCGTATTGTCCTTCTAGAAATTCAACTGCTCCAGATACATTTATAATATATAAAGAATTTCTTTTAAACTGCAAAATCCTTTCAGCATATGATTCTAAGTGAGTGATATCATCTCCATCTTGAACAGCTACGTCTATAAAAT